GCGTTTCCTGGTGCATTGGAAGAGGCTGGTGGATACGTCATTGCTCAGCGGCGCAGTGAATGGAGGCGCGACCTTGAGCTCATTCAGTCACAGCACCGGGAGATCGTGGCGCGCTTTGAAACCAAAATTATTCAGCTGGAAGGTCAGGTGGCGCAGATGCGTGGCCCTGAAGGTCCGCAAGGCACCACTGGTCCGCAAGGCACCGCTGGTCCGCCTGGTCGGTCCGTGGTGGGGTCGCGTGGCTCGGCTGGTCCGCAAGGAGGGCCAGGCCCGCGTGGCGAGGTCGGACAACCTGGCGCCACGGGTGCGCCGGGGATACCCGGCAGATCAATCGTAGGGCCTGCTGGTGCCTCTGGCCGACAGGGTGATCCCGGTATGACCGGTCGTGACGGTGCTCCAGGAAGGGCCATTGTAGGGCCCCGGGGCCCTATTGGATTGACTGGTATTCAGGGGGGAAAAGGTGATCAGGGTGTCCCCGGCCGTTCCATCATTGGCCCTCGTGGCATGCAGGGAGAAGTGGGCCCGCGCGGTGAGGCTGGGCCTTTCGGTGAGGCTGGGGCGATTGGCGAACGGGGCCTGCAGGGTGAACGCGGCGAGCGGGGTCCGGAAGGTCGTTCGGGACGGTCGATCGTGGGTCCACGTGGTTCAGTCGGCGAAAGAGGGATGTCTGGTGAGCCGGGCCCGGCCGGAGGGATAGGCGAACGCGGCCTCGTTGGAGAACGCGGTGAGCGTGGAGAACTAGGACCAGCTGGTCCTGCCGGCAAGATGCCGTTGGTGCAGGGGTGGATCGATGGCATCAACTACGAAGGTACAATCGTCGTGCATCGAGGCTCGACCTATCAGGCTCTGCGTGACACGGCGCAGGCGCCGGGCAAGAGCCAGGATTGGGCTTGCTTGGCGCAAGCGGGTGCCCACGGTCAGGACGGGCGATCGTTCAACATCCGCGAAACATGGGACGCCCACGAGAAATACGCCGAGCTCGACGTGGTCACACTTAATTCGACCTGGTTCATTGCTCGGCAGGATGATCCAGGCCCCTGTCCGGGGCCGGGCTGGAAAGCTGGTCCGACGGGCAAGCGCGGTGACAAAGGGGAGCGCGGCGAACGCGGGATGCCAGGTGAGGCTGGGTTGACCATCATCGCCTGGGAATTGACGGCGCGCTCTTATATGGCGGTGCCAGTCATGTCGGACGGATCGAAGGGGCCGGCACTGGACCTGCGGCCGGTATTCGAACAGTTCCAGCTGGAGACGCGGTAAATGCTTAGCTTCGTCGAAGTCGTGACGCCGGCTGAGGATTACAAGCTGATTTCGTTGGAGTCGGCCAAACTGGCTCTTGATCTGACTGACACATCGTACGATGAAAAGCTAACCGAGCTGATCGAGCGCGTATCTGATGAAATTTCCGCGCTGTGCAATAACAGGGTGTTTGCCAAGGAAGAGGTAATCGAGACATTCTACGGTGACCCGACGTCGCGGCTGTTCTTGTCGCGCTTTCCGGTAGATGCCACTGACATCGAAAGCGTCGAAGTCAGCGGCTTGGCGGTGACCAACTACGTGCTGGATAATAAAAACGGCATACTTTACCTTGCGAGCGGATGGTCGCCTGCAGTGGTGTCGTATGCCGGCGGTTACGTCCTGCCGGCCGGCGCGCCTAAGGCTTTGCAGCAGGCCGCGTTGATGCTGTTAAGCTCCCGCTTCTCCGAGGCACAGCAGGCGGTTACGGCAGGATCAGGGATTAAGTCGGTAAGTCATGAAGGGTCGACTGTCACCTACATGACGCCGAATGAAATGTCCGGGTCTCGTGCGACGAGCTCGAGCGGAGGCTCGGCCACGCTGAGCAGCGTTCAGGCTTTGCTTAATCACTACATGCGTATTTGGGTGTAACATGGCCGGCATCTTGATCGATATCTTGTGGGCTATCTTCTATACGGTCGTCCTTGCCATCATCGTGTACGCCATCATCTATGGGTGGGCGTCCATCACGAATACGACTGTTCCGGACCCAATTCAGAAATTGCTCTGGGTCATGGTCGGGTTGTTCTTCGTCATCATGATGCTGACCATCCTTCTGGGTGCAGGACCCGGCGCGCCCTTTCGGTGGCGATCGTCCATCCCAGGTGGAGCCCTTGCCGCCTTATCCGCCGGCACCGCCTTCGATCTGTAGGGGGTGCTGAATGGCAGTTGATTGGCACGTGCTCACGGCGCAAGTCGACCAGACCGTCGATGATACGATGGGGCAGGCGATCATGCTGATTCCGTGGACCAAGCTGCCCTACCAGATGGGGGCGCCTGATCCCGACCGGGAACCGCGGACCACAGTCGGCATTTTCAAGTCACCGACCGTGGTGATCGGTAATGTTAGCGGCGTGCGGGCGGCGGAGACTGACGTTCGCGTGCAGGTGCGCAGCGTCAACGTTGGGGACATTCGGCAATATGACCACGTACGTTTCCTTGACCCCCACACGCCCGGCGGAGAGTATGAGATCACATTTGTTGACCCAGGCAACATTCGTCATACGCTGCATTTGATCAAGGTCAAGGACCTGCCGAGCTGATGAGCATCATCCGGCCTGCTATAAGATGGACGGCGGTCGCGGCCTTGCGAAATGTTACTTGGGCAGAAGAGCGCATATATGACAGCTCTAATACCCCGTTGGCGGATGCGCTGGCGCAGGATCAGACGAAGCCCTTCATCGTGGTCTATACCGACGCCGACACGCGCAATGTCAATGGTAGGTTCATCGATGCCGACAGGACGATTTCCCTGGTGTTTGAGATCGGTATGGCGACGGGGATTCTGACGCAGCAGGGCGATCGGACTTTTCAGATACCGGCGACCGACGAGGGCATGGAGGTCGCGGTCGACATCATCGAGACGCAGGTGATCGACGCCTTGCTGGGCAACCCCCATTCCGCTTGGGCAGAATTATTCAAACTTCTCGTGCCAATCATTCATCGGGCGCCGTCCGTGCGCGGCAGTGCCGTGGACCGCGGCACCCGGTGGGCGGCGCGGCAGCTGACTTTTGCTTGTATGCCGGTTTACGATGTGCTGCCGCGGAACGGGCTCGAGGATGATCATCCGGTCAAGCGGTTCATCGACTTGGCTAAAGCTGATGACATCCCAGGGATGGTAGACGTGGCGGATTTATTGAGCAGCCTGTTCAGCACGACAGCGCCGCCGGACTGGCGCAAGGTCCAGTCGTGGCTCGGCCTGACAACGATCGGCGTGCGCGGTCTTGGGCTGGCGCCGATAGTCATGGCTGACGAGACGGCGCCGCCACTGAGCGACGTGAAGCCTGACGAGCCTGATCCTGCTCTGAACTTTGATCCGGCGGTGACCGACGTTACCGAGTATGAAGATGCTTACAACACGCCGATATGATTAAGCTGAGCGTCACGGGACTTGACGAGACGATCAAAAATTTTGAGGCGTGGCCGCGCAAGTTCAACGAGGCGACGGTGCGCGCCTTGAACGCGATCGGTGTTCAGGTCGAGGACGAGATGATTCGCGAGCTGGCGCACAACACGCAGCTGCCGAGGGAAACGATTGTCCGGCAGTTTCGCACGTGGCCTGCTTCCCTGTCCCACATGGCGTACAACATCGTTGCTGACAATCCGATGCTGCAGGGGAGCGAGGACGAGCCGTCCGGGCGGGCTATCGTCGGCCGTCGCAACCTCGAGTTCGCTGTGAGCGATTTGATGCGTGTGACGCCTTCGCATGAAGATGAGAAAGTTTGTCATCTTTGTCGTGCGGTCATCAACGGCTCGCCGTACACTGTGGCAGAACTCAAGAGAATATTGCCGAGAATGCGCGGGCAGTTTGCTCGCGTTCACCCAAATTGTCGCTGCCTAGCGGTGCCGTTCAGAATTCGTAGCAAGACTCAGTTTAACATCGCGCGACCTGGCCAGGGATGGGAGATCAACGAGGTGACGATCCGTGCGCTGGTGGCGCGGCTTCAGGGTGAGCTCGATCTGATCGTGATGGTGAGGTGAACCATGCAAGATGCCTATGATAACCTGGTGAAAGAAATTACCGAGCTGCGCAGGCAGATGGCCAACATGCTGTCGCCGGCTTCTATCAAAGATGTGAAGGGCGACAAGGTCCGCATGAGTCTGGGACGCGGTGCTGATGGCAAGGACGTGCTGGGCCCGTGGACATCTGTCGGCGATCGGCGCGGCGGTGCGACGGTGCGCAATCTATACACAAAGGGGCAGAACGTGTGGGTGTTCTCGCCGAGCGGTGATCCCACGCAGGCGGTGCTGCTCCCTGGGCAGCCGAATAAGGAACACTCCGCACCCGAACATGCAACCGACGACGATCCTGAGGGCGGCGGAAGCGGTGAGGGCGGCGGTCAGCAGGGACAGCAGAGCCAGCAGAGCGAGGAAGAAACATATCAGCAGAAGGACTTCCGCAAGAAATTCACGCCCAAGGGCGGCGTGTGGTTCCTGCAGGAGCCGCAGCAGAAACAACAACAGCAGGAAGATACTTCCGGCGACATGGAAAACGGCACGAATGCCGAGATGCCCAAGCGACAGAAGCAGAAGCCGGATGGCCGCATGCTGCGCAAGATGGAAGATAAGAAGGGCATCACTGATCGCGTTGGTAAAGACGCTCGGATGATGGTGGGCGACGCCGGCGCAAAGCTCAAGAAAAAAGGCGTCTACATCGTGGCTGGCAGCAATCCTTTGATCCAAGGTGCTGTGTGTTATTTCAGTCATCCGCCGCAGGTCAGGAAAGTCAAAGACCCGCTGGACGACGACGACGAGACCGACGTCGGCAGTCAACAGCAACAAGGTTCACAGCAAGCCTAGAGGAGAGTCCTATGGCCAAGCAAGTAACGCGCTCGCGTCCAGTTCTTCACGAGTATTACATCTACGATCAGAATGTGAAAAATGAGCTCGGCGGTCACGTCGTGGTCGAGCGTGATGGCAGCAAGCGGGTCCTCCTGACGCCGGACCAGGCGAAGTTCTGGTTGGATCAAGGACTGCTGGGGACTCAGCCGCTTGAGCAGCGGTCGTCCGAGGCGCGGCGCGTGATCGACCAATTCCGCAACGTGCCGATGGAACAGCAGACTAATCCGGAACAGGCGCAGCAGACCGATCCAAAGCAGGCACAGCGTAAGACCCAGACGAAGCCCGAGTGATGCGGCGAGGATAAAATTGAATGGCTAACATCAATACATTTTATTCGCCGGAAGCCGACATGTGGCCGGAGCTTGAGTTCGGCCGCATCGTACTCGCACCGATACGGGTCGGGATGGACCGCAGGACGGGAAAGATTCTGGTCGGCTGGGATCACACGTTCCAGTCGATCGGTGTCATCTTCCAAACACGCTTTCACGAGCGCGTCTTGCGACGGTGGGTTGGGTGCTTCATCCCGCATCTGCTTGGCGAGTCGGCGACAGAAAGGGTTATCACCCGATTCTATTGGGCCGTGGCGTCAGCAATAGACAGCTGGGAGCCCAACTATTCTATTGCCCGCGTCCGCGTCCTTCGTCGTTCGGATGACGGCGTAGAGGGTGAGCTGACGTCAGCCGACGAGCTGCGCAACGGGACGCTGACGACGCGAAACGAGGGCGTCCATCGTCCACGCGGCCATCTCGGCGACATGACTGCCGAAGGCAAGCGTACGATGCACCTGATCGGCTCGCCGAATCAGGGCTGGCGCTCGACGCCAAATCGGTGATCTGAAATGGCGCGCGTATCGGTTATCAATACCGACGTCCTTGGCACCATGCGGGTGCTTGAGGTCATCGACAGCGACGTCATTCTTAACAAGCGGATGCAGGACCTTAAAAGCCGTTGGGCTGCCAACGATCCTCCCGCTGGCGCTGTGTACGACGTCGAGAATTTGGAATTCGACCCGCTAAAGATCAACCAAGAGGTCAGCACTTACTTCGAGCTGCTGCTGCGTGACCGTGTCAATCAG